TAGACGATTGATTCTATTTGACCATTCTTCCATGGCATTACGAATCAAGAAGTCTTCATCGTTAATAATCGTAACTGTCCATTCGGCGAATGTTCTATCACCAGCTAACTTCATTTGACGACCGAAGTAAAACACCGGAATGACTCCAAGATCAGAGCCAGGCAGTTGAGCTGCCTGACACATAAATCTTGTTTTTGCATCCCCTGAACTGTTCGCAGGATTAAAAATATCCACTTGGAACAGGTTTTGTCTTGCACCGCCAAAAGCTAGTTGGCTTCTCATTTCAGTGATATTAAAAGCCATTTACTTTCCTCCTAGGTTTATTTTATTTATTAGAACTGGCCAGCGATTTCAGTGAATTCGACACCAGATCTGACAGCGACGAAGTTTAGCTGGATGAAGTTGATAGACTTAGCAGGCTTGATGTAGATGTCTCCAACAAAGCGGTTGCTGTCGATTACTTCAGCAGTGTTATTCGTCTCGTCGCAAACCACACGGAAGTCAAAGATTCCGCGGCGACCTTGTACGTCGCGAAGATATGGTTCAACTAAATTGACAAACTGTGATCTTGTGAATTCGTCATTGAATTCGAACAGAGTAGAGTTTGAAGCTGTGGCAATGGCCTTCTCAAGAACGATGAACAAGCGACGTACGTTAATACGATCGAATGCGCTAGTACGACCAAGCAGAGTCTTATCTCCGAAAAGTATTGTACCTTGACCCGGGAAAGTGACAATTGGATTGACATCGTTCTTATACAGAAGATCTCTTTCAGTTTTTCCAGGGCTAAATGCTAGCTTGACAAGATTTTTGATTTGACCGCGAGTAAATCCAGCAGGAGAGAACCAAGGATCTTTAAGGTTATCACTGCGAGCTGTGAGACCAGCAATATCGCCGTTCAAAGGAATGTAACGATATACGTCCGCATACTTGTCATACTGATATTTGTAACCAGAATCGAGGAATGCATATGAAGTATTGTGCAAAAGATTTCTAAAGTCTACAACGTTCTGTGCTTGTTGGTTTTCTACGTTAATACCTACAACGTCAGAGTATGCAGGAGAAACGAACACTACACAATCCTTGCGAACTTCTGCAATATTATCGATCAGATAGTTAGCTAGCTGAACATCTTGAGTTCCGATTGCCTTTCCTTGAAGAATCAAAGAAACATCGACTGTGCTTGCGTCTGCAAAGAGATCATAGGCAGAACCAAGAGCTGCCATCGAAACTGTACTTTCTGTCGCACCATCTGCACCTCGAACGAATGACTTCGTATAAGTTGTCGTGTTGGTCGAGTTAGCAATGTTTGACAGCGTATTCGAAGAAGCGCCGGCGCGATCGTTTGTAGCCCAAACCCAACGTGAGAAGTCGTTGATTGCAGTCTTATAGTAGTTCGTTGTACCGTCATCTTTCTTGGCATCTGTTGCGCGTGAAAGATTTTGGTAGATTTCAAGAACTTGACCAGGTGTTCCGCTGATCAGACCGTCTTCGTCAACTACAACTACTGAAACTTCGTCAGTAATAGTACGACCTGCGTTTGTCATTGATGAAGATATACCTGGTGCAGACTCGACAACATTGAAGTATTCCCACTGGCGTTTCAGTGAAGTGCTACTAACGTTTGATGATTTGTTCCAAGTTGAATCGAAAACGATGTTAAAGAAGATGTTTGTACCATCATCGGTTTGTGCACCTTCTGAAACGACTCTCATATTCTGCTTGCCAACCGTTGTATTACCAACTTCGATATAATCGCCGACAGAAATCTTATCTTTTACTGCTGTGACCGCCAGACGAGCTTCTGCAAGAGTAAGGCCAAGATCAGTCGCTGATTGTTTTGTGAAGAATACGACCGAGTTGGCTGCGCCATTCGAAATAGCAACTGCAGATCCTCCAGAAGAAAGCGACAGAGAAAACCCAGTAGTATTAGCTGCGATAATAAAGTACGATGTACCTTCTGATAGACCTTGAATGCTATTCGCAGTCGAAGAAGCTCCCTTTGCATACCATACTGCGTCATTATTCGTAAAGAGTGTATTTGCAGTTGCCAAAGAGATAAAGTTAGCTGATACGCCATTCGATCCAACTGTTCGTGCTGTCGCAGCATTTGCTACGCGATCTGCGAAATCGTCTCCCGACCATACAAACACGACGTTAGCAGTGTTGCTACCTACGGCGATCGACATCGTAGCACTTGTAAGATCTGCAAGAGCATATGTATTTGCAGTTGTTGAGCCGTAAGTGGTATTAGTTTCAAATACTACCGTTTCAGAAAACTGCGTTGCGCTATCACACATCGAAACTTTGAGAGAATTGCCGAGCGCTCCAGGATAACGAGCTACAAACTCTGTTCCAGCGAAAGTTGCATTTGCTGCACCTTTATTTTCGAATTCTTCAGAGTTTCTTACTACGACGTTCGATGCCACGACTGTCGCTGTGTTACCAGCATAAGCAGATAAAACGCGACTATTAGCAAAGAATGAAAGGAGTGTAGAAGAACTTGTAGTAGCTGCTCTCGAAAGAGCGATAGCGGTGTTGTTTGCAACCGTAACGAAGGTATCATCGGGAATGCCATCGCCTTGTACAAGATCACCAACTGTAAGACCGAGCGCTGCACCGTTCGAAGCAAGCGAAGTGTCTGAGTCGAGAGTAAAAGTTAAAGTATTTGCAAACCCCGTCGTCGCAGCGGCACGCGAAACATACAGAGCATTTCCATAAGAAAGGAAGTTAGCTGCTGTATAAAACGTTTCGTAGTTATCCGATGTAGGTTTACCGAAGCGATTTGCGAGTGTATTTTCTGAATCTACAAGAACGAACTTTCCGACTGGTCCCCAACGAAATACTCCACCAAAACCGCCGACCGTAGTCGCAAGTGCTGGAACAGTTGTTGTAAGATCAATTTCGGAAACATTGATTCCTGGGCTGACTTGAAACGCCATTGTTATCTCCCTTTAAAGGTTAGTCATGTAAGTTGCATTTACTTTATTTATAACTTCAATAAATTAGGGTATTTGAGGCAATTGTATATTTAATTTCATATCAAAAATTTCCTTCAAAAAACCCACGCTTTTGCGCCACCCAAAAATCATTTTTCGGTCCACCATCAAACAATGACTCATTGACTTCTTCGTCATGGGCGTCATCGCCTGTACTCATTAATCCAAACGGTAGCATTTGTTGTTCGAGCATCTTTTCATTCTGCTCGTAAATTTGCATACGAATATCGATATTTGTAATCTCTTTGAGATACGGTTGCGTAGTTAACCAGGCAAAGAGAACACAACACATGGCCATGTCATCATTGCCATCTTCAGCTTCGTAAGACTGATTTCCTTTCAAGGTGTTCTTGAGTGAGAAACGACTTAACTCATAGATGGTATCATAATCATAGATTAAGAACTTGTCAGCCTCGACGAGAGTCTTGAGTGTGGCACATCCAACTCTTTTTACCTGCTTCGTAGTCTTGACGCCATAGTGAGTCGTCGTAGCAAAACCGCCTGACAGACTTTGTCCCGTTCTGCCGTTATTGGCAGTCACCAAAACTCCGTCATATTCAAGATCGTAGTGCAGAATATCTGCGACTTGTTGTCCAATATCATTTGTTTCGACGAGAACAAGAGCATCATTGTATTTGACTGCAGCACCATAAATAATATTTGGATATATCAATGGTGATATTAAATTGTTTCGAAATGCGGCGACTTGGCGATATGGCATCGTTGATACATTGACGACAATGAAAGCAGAATAATCAGCTCCGGCTCCTCGAGCAGTATCAACTACGATAGCATAGATTGTATCTTTCTCTGGTTCTTCATAGATCTTGAGGCCACCATCTGCCTGAGCAATCGGTTGTTTATAGACCATATTACGAAGTTTGGTAGGATGAATCAGAGTATTCGAAGAACCAAGGAATTCGCACTCATATTCCTGTCTAAACTGATCTTCAGACGTATTGCTAATCGTCTGTTCTCTCCAGGCTTGATCGCGGCCGGGAATCTGTGACCAGTGAACGTCGACTCGAGCATAAGCATTACGACCTTCTTCAGACTCTGTCCAAATACGATAGAACATGTTCATACCGTTCGGTGTCGAAGTAATCAAAACTTTCGAACTTTGACCAGATGAAATGGTAGGATAGACCGAAGCAAAGAACTCGTCTTGAATGTTGGTCGGAACGAAGGCAAACTCGTCGAGATATACCATGTTCTGAGAAGTACCACGAATGGCAGAAGATGAGGTTGCCGAGGCAAGGATTTCGGATCCATTCTCGAGCTTAATATTACCTTTGTTCCATTCTGTGACACCCATCTGAAGCCACTTCGGAAGATGTTCGAACATCAACTGAATACGACCAAGTATTTCTCTCGCCTGTCTGTCTTTGTTGGCAAGGATAGCAATCGAGTATTCTTCGTTGAATACAATCTTCCAAAGTAAGTAAGCGGCAACCGTAGTCGTTTTACCGACCTGACGAGGCATCTTACAGATAACGAATCGATTCTCTTCGAATGCAAGGATCATTTCTTTCTGAAATTCCCAGAGCGGGAACATGATCAGACCCTTGTCGATGTTGACAATCTTACAGTAAGTTAAGATGAAGTAGATCGGATCCTCAGAGCACTTGATATACTCGGCAACCTGCTCTGGAGTATACTCGACTTTTGTGTCGGCTCTCTTTAATCGGGGATTACCTAAGTAATTTTCACTCGCCATCTTTATGCCGCTTTAGATATTTTTGCAATTCGGCAGTTGAACCGACGAACAAATTATTTGTGACTTGTTGAGCGGTAGCAGTTGGATCATCTTCCATTAGTTTTTTCTTTTTGACTTGTAAATCGAGAAGATCTTTACTCGCTCCAACCATGGTGTTCATCATTCCAGCAAGTACTTCATATGCTCTTGGATGTTGGCTTTGTTTCGCCACATCCATCAGATCGAAGAGAGCTTCTTGCCCTTTATTAATGACTTCCATCATATTCTCGCGAGCAAATTCAAAGTCTGCGTTTGCTTGTGTAGTAATCTTCTTTTCGATTACAGCCGGAAGAGTTTCACCTGCGGCGATGTTTAAAAATTTATCAAGTTCATTGCTCATTAGATATTCTCAGTAATTGTATTGATAAAGCCATAGTCATCTGTACTTATAATTTCATCATAAGCAATACTTGCAGCCGCATTACTCGTAGCAACTCCATTCGCCGTAAGTCCAGGGCGAGAAGCGACTACGATCGTATTTGATGTATTGGTTGTATTACCTGTTGCAACATCTTCAGGAAGTCTAAAGGTTGTTTCTGCGAGTTTAATTAATTTTGATTTCTTTGTAGGTCCGTATAAGTAACCCTTCAGCGTAAAGCTAAGAGTCCATATTAAAACTCTTCTTTGCTCAAAGCTACCTTCATATTCATCTCGAGAAGTAATGCTATTCAAAATGATAGGAATGTCTCGTGGTCCATCTACGTCTGGTACAACGTTTACACTTACAGTAAAATCTGGTGTAAAATATGGTACAATCTGTTCTACAATTCTTGTGCCATCTTCTGCATTTTTGACTAAGATATTCATCTCGAATTGCATATCATAAGGAACTGGTTGGTACTGATACTTAACTTCGTCATCTGTGCCAGCGGTAGCAGATTGCTTGGTCAGTTTATTCAGCGTATTTAACTTACGAGTAGAATCATATTCTAATGTTGTCATCTCGAAAGAAATACGAGGAAGAACAATACCAACTTGATTTAACATTTCTGGATTCTGATCAAGCCTCGCAAGAACTTTTTCTTTTGGTCCGTATGTGAGAGGAACTTTTAAAGTCTGAAGTACTTCGTTAGTTGCGCTCAAACGATTGATGTAGATATCGTTAAAGACGGTGCCAAATACGATAATGTATTTTCTTAGACTGTCATGATTCCATGTTCTTCCAAACATTATACTTGTCCTTCGCTAAACGGATCAACTTGCGTCCAGTCAAGGATATTATCGCCTTCTGTTTCGAATTCTGTATTATCTTCGAAAGAATCTCCGGCTTGTGTAACAAAATTATAACTACCTTGTATGATAGCATCTCCTTCTTGTGTAACCAAAAGAAATCCATCGGTAGTCGTGATTCCATATACATCGAGAGCCAAGCTAAGATCTCTTTCGATATCATCGATAGCCTTGATTCCAGTATTCAATTGCTCACCGCTATATTCAAACATCTCACAAACAAGATCATACATCTGAATGGCACCCATCTGATAAAAAACAGGAGTTTTATTGACATATTTCACATACATTAAACGATCTGCCATTGGAAGATAAATCAAATCTCCTTCTTGGGGCCGATCAATCATCTCAAGATTGCCGATTTCATCCGCAAAGTTGCGAACTGATACTGTAAATGTGACTTGATCTCTGATTTCAAGACCAAACTTTGACAAGAACTGGCCGTCACCTTCGTAACTTTCATAACTACGAATATACATGTCAATTAAATAATTACTGTTATATGCTGACATAGCATCTTCGCCGAATATTTCATCTTTTTCTATAATTGTACGTGGGCAATAGAAGACATCGTGACCATATATCTTAATCGACTCAAGAACCAAATCTTCAATTAAGATTTGCTCTTGACTATTTGTAAAGTTGTTGAAATAGAAATTGGTTGTCACAGAGTTAACCTATCATATCAAGAACCGGAAGGGAATAAGATGAAATCATTTCTTGTTCCATCTTAGTTCTTGCATCTACCGCGTCATTATATATTTTCTCTCCATTAAACTGTACTCCACCTGGTAAAGTCATGCCAGTAAACTTCGTAAGATTCGAACCCCATTGTTCTTTAATGAGAGTCGTGGCATAGTTTTGAAGCCAACGATCGTTATATGCATCCGTATAAGTTTCTGGATCAACGACTTCGTAAGCTTCTACAAGTAAGAATGAGCCGACGGCAACTGTGTTCCAGTCCATATCGATATGTAGACGATCTTTATGTCGTGAATATCGAATCGGTTGTTTGCCGACTAAAAGCTCTGTCATAAGTGCAAGATGTTCCATGACCATATAGTAAGGAACGAGAGATACATTTGTCAAGGTATAAATATCATTCAAAGCTATCTGATAACGAATATTAAAAAGATCGTCAGAGCTTATCGAAGGATCTCCCATCGAGAAGATGCTGACTGCTCCGATGATATTTTCTGGAAGAGTAATATACTTGTTTGTGACATCAGTATCTGTGATCGCATGCTTATAGTATATTTTTTCTGAACCATCAAAGTGATAGTCATACCAGTAACGAATCGCTTCGTCGATACGATCATCGACCTGATCATCGTCGACGTTAATCTCAATGACTGGTTTGCCGAGCTTTCGAAGGCAATACTCTTTAAATGTTGCTTTTGTAGTAGGAGTTGCCATCGTATTCCTCGTTTATTTCTATTTATAATATGCTTATTGTATCACTTTTTGGTGTACAACAACAGAGAAATGTGTTAGAATGACTTTATGTCTTTTATAAGAATATTCTTTTCTAACTTAGTATTTATAACAACATAAATACGGCAATGAAAGCAGTGAAAAGGTAGATATACAATGAATCTTGACTTAATGATTATCGATAACTTCTATATTAATCCTGATGCTGTCAGAGCCTTTGCTTTGACTCAAGACTTTGGTGTCATTGGCAACTATCCAGGAAAACGAACACCTTCTTTCTTGACACAAGATGTTAAGGATTGCATTCAGCATTGGATGAATCCAATTGGAAAGATTACCAATTGGCACGAAGATTCAGGATATACCGGCGCTTTTCAATACGCAACAGCAATGGATAGAACGTGGATCCATTGCGATCATACGAGTATGTGGGCTGGCGTATGTTACTTGTCACCAGATGCACCGCATACTGCTGGCACAGGAATGTTTCGACACAAGGAAACTGGAGAGTACCGAGCTCCAAAAAACGAACACGAGGCATATGATTACACTAAGTGGGATAAAGTCGATATCGTAGGCAACAAATACAATCGATTGATTCTTTATAGCGGTGATCTTTTCCATGCCAGTTTAGATTATTTTGGTAAAGACTTATATGATGGTCGTCTTTTCCAGACGTTCTTCTTTGATACGGAGTATGTGCGATGAAAGTTTGTAAAGTGATATGGTCGACGAATCGACTCGAGTATTTGATTCCTACATTGAAATCTCAGCGGGCGATGTTAGATTTTGAAGGATGTGAAGTTGAAGGCATCTTTTTCGATGATATGCCAAAAGGTCGTCATGATGGCACGATGTTTCAGTTAGCCAAGAATTTTGGCTTTACTGAGATCTTCTTGCATCAACAAAATATGGGTTTGCCATACGTATGGAATAAAACCTTCGAAATCCTAAGAGAACGAAATTATGATTATGTGTATCTGTCAGAGGATGACGTCACATTCAATCATCCGATTAAACTGCTCGATATGATTCAGATTCTTGACGATCATAAGAATATTTCTCAGGTATGTTTGACACGCCAAAAATGGTATGATTTTGAAGAAGAAACGCAGGCTTATGAAACAGACGTGACACTCGGGAAATATCGAGGCGAGCTTTCAGAAGCATATTTCTGGAGTTTGTCAAGTATATTTTCTCGATCAATCGTAGATCTTCCTCATGCCGAATCAGTAGGCGAGAAGAACTTGAGCGAGTATGTTGTCGCCAAATCATTGCAACAACTTGGTATGCAGACATGTAAGTTGAAGACCGCAGAAGGCCATAACATCGTGAATCATATCGGTGAGTATAGCATCGGCAAGAGAGCAGAACCTGGAGATCCTCGCTACGAAGATTTCGCTATATACGATTCTGAAACAAAATATAGTTCGAAGTACGGAACGAAGTGGGCTTAATTCAATTCACTATATAAATGTCTGTGAGGATGTATGAAAATCTGTGTTATTGGTGATATCATTCACGATCTTTACTACTACGGCACAACTGAAAGACTAAATCCAGAAGGACCTATTCCTCTTGTCCGTAAGACTGGTTCTACAACCTCATTAGGTGGCGCAGGCCTTGTTTGGGAGAATTTAGTAAGTCTAGGTTTGGATGCTGATCTATTAGATTATGACGACAAGTTAAAATCAACAAAAATTCGTATTATCAGTGATGGCCATACCATTTGCCGGCTAGATGATGAAAATCCATTTCTGTATCAAGATACAGCTAAACAAGTATTGCAAAAAGCACAAAATCTAGACTTTAGCCAATATGAATATTGTATCCTAAGTGATTATCATAAAGGCGCACTAGACTTTGCACCTGAGATCATTAAGATGGCTAATGCTGTTGGTTGTAAAGTCATCGTAGATCCTAAAAGAAATTGCAATCATTACAAAGGCGCGTGGCTTATAAAGCCGAACGATATAGAATCTCGCAGTCTTGGATTCGAATCGTGGGACGGTAATACACTTTTAACTACACATACTACCAATGTTCTCATCATCGATGACAAATCATATTTTTCTGATGTAGAAGAAGGCGAGGTAGTTGATGTAACAGGAGCCGGCGACTGTTTCTTGTCAGCATTTGTCTACGGCCTTGTCAAAGGATACGACTATCAGAGGTGTGTAGATGTTGCAACTAAGGGTGCTACCAAGTCTGTTCAGTATGCCGGCACATATGTTTTAAAGGTTGAGGATGTAGAGTCCAAAATCATATTTACCAACGGATGTTTTGATATTTTGCACCGTGGTCATATTAAGTATTTAGAAAGATCCAAAAAATTAGGTGATAAATTAATAGTAGGTTTAAACTCTGATGCCTCGATTAAACGACTTAAAGGAGAGTCTCGACCCATAAATAACGAGGAAGATCGAAAGACTCTTCTTGAGAGTTTAAAGTATGTTGACGAAGTTATTATCTTCGATGAAGATACACCATATGAATTAATAAAAAAGATTAAACCAGACATCATTACCAAAGGCGGAGACTATACTCCAGAGACTATTGTTGGCAACGATTTAGCAGAAGTCATTGTCCTTCCTTATGTCAAGGATTATTCTACAACTAACATTGTGAGCAAATTAAATGACTAGATTGACGGGTAAAGTAGAAAAAGGATGGGGTTCTGAGGATATATGGATATCCAATGACTTGTATTGTTCGAAGTTCATGCACTTTGATGAGGGTGCGCAGTTCTCAATGCACTTTCACGCTAAAAAAACTGAAAGTTGGTATGTACTAAAAGGTGAATTTACAGTAGAAGTAATTAACACTTACGATGCGAGTAAGATAACGTTCACCATGACTGAAGGTATATCATATACCAACCTTCCATTAGAACCGCACCGTGTTATCTGTGTGAAAGCCGGCACGATTCTAGAAGTATCTACTCCAGATTCTGTGGAAGACAATTACAGAGTATTACCCGGGGATTCACAAAAATGATTATTGTAACAGGTAGTGAAGGATTCATCGGTAAGAATTTAATTTCGAGACTCGATGATGTAGTCTGTCTAGACATCAATAACAGATATAACTATTTTAGATTGAATCCTGAAGACGTCACTCGCGTATACCATATGGGAGCTATCTCAGATACTACGTGTGACAACCTAGACCTATTACACGAACATAATGTAGTCTATTCGATCGAGTTGTTTGAGTGGTGCATCGAACATCAGATTCCAGTCTCGTATGCATCATCTGCATCTATTTACGGTAACGGTTCCGGTCCCTTAAACTATTATGCCATCTCGAAACTCACCGTAGACATGTGGGTTCAAGATCATATACACGATTTTAAGAGTGTGCATGGATATAGATTTTTTAATGTATATGGCGAGAACGAGGATCACAAAGGCAATCAAGCCAGTCCGATTACACAGTTTACAAAACAAGCTCAGCAAACGGGAAATATCAAGATATTCGATTCGCTTGGCGACGGCGAGAGAGATTTTATCTGGGTAGGTGACGTATGCAAAATCATGCAGCAAGAGAACCGATCATCTGGCATCTACGACTGTGGTACATGCAAAACGGTCAAGTTCTCTCAGGTTGCTAAATTGATTGCAGAAAAGTACAATGCTTCAATTGAAGTGATTCCTTTTCCTGAACATCTTCATGGAAAGTATCAGTTCTATACTTGTGCAAACACACCATTCACTAGCGCTATTACGATTGAGCAGTATCTCAATACTATTTAATTAGGTGTTGAAATCTTCCTGGTTTATGAACCTTAATAAAAATACTTACTGTTTCGGCGACGTTATTCAACGTATTAAGTTTAATGTTTAATTCCGAGCTACCAAGCATTCCGTCATTTAATTGTTGTTGCCAGAACGATACTATGTCATAATTTACATCGACGATTTCTAAATCCATATCGTTATGAATACCGAATGTGCTTTCTCCAAAACCTCTTTCGATGATTTCATAGTTATGTTTTTGATCAAACATCTTAAACGTTTTTGCTGTTATCATTCTTACATGAGTAAAATCATCCCATGCAATGTCGCAACGATGGTGCGGTACTTCGACGTGCCACTCTGCACCATCAGAACTAACTCTGTACATTTCTTTTAAAATATTAAGAAAAACTTTAGGATCTTGACCAAGATGTTCCAATATATGGTGGGCACTAATTCTTTCGAAACTGTCGTCTTCGTATGGCCAAGGTGTTATTTCAAGATCCATAACCTGATCGGGATTGCATTTGCTTTCTGAATCAACATTCCAGTGATCGTTGAGTTTGCGATAGCCGCATCCAATATTTAATTTTGTAGATTCCACTTTCATTATTCATTCTCCATAGATCTATGATCATTGATACCTTTACGCTGGCGTTGCGTAGTAAATCCATCGTCCTTATCGAAAGCATAAAATCCATCTTGGATTATAGCTACACTATCACACATAATCATAACATCCGCAGACTCAAAGATACCTCTTTCTAAAACATTTGTAAAAAGTTTATTTGCAGTCGACGGATCGATGCAGTATGCATGCGCTCGATTTATAAAATTCCAATTCTTATTGATTGAACTGTGTGCCGGGATTGTAGGCAATGAATCAACACTCAGTTGTTCTTTTGAACCTAGATATGATATAGCATTATAATATTTGTGTATTTTATATGGCTTTACCATTACAGCATCATGTTCTAAAATAACTATCGGTGCGTCGACTTCCATACACTTCACCCATAAGGCGATATGACTTAAGCTAACAGCAATTTCGGATGCACTTTGGAAATGATCTGTTACTTTCAACCATTTTAACCAGCTTTGGTTTTTTAAAGAAACAGGAATTTTAATATTCTCTTTATCTCCATCTGTGCCATCAAAACCTTCAAAGAGTTCAGCTTTTTGACCAATACTATTGCATGTCTGAAGACATCTTTCTGCCATTTCGAGTGATTTGCGATGCATAGGTAGGTGTATGATGTATGTATTAAATACATCTCTATTATAGCTCTTATATAAAGAGTACATTCTTAAATCCAAGCATTCCAAAAAATTTCACGATTATATTGATCAAAAAGATCGAGCCCTATGTATTTGACACAGTTTACAGATGTCTTCGAAATCTCAGGTTTAATTTTGTGTAAATTTGGCAATCCAACAGCATGGTCATTATAAACTTCATGTTGTTCAATTTTCTTAAAATTGTGTTCAAACTCAGGCAATTCAAAGAAGTCATAAATTCTTTGTGTTTGGCTTTTAGGATTACCGCAGAAACGATTATAGTCGACAAACAAGAATCTATCGAGATATCCCATCGTTATTGCATCTTTAATAGAACTATGGGCAAGACCTAATGGACCATCGGGCCCGGCGTAAAACATTGCCCTGTTAGCTATACGTGAAGATGGACCCATACTGCGATCTACGTTTGTAGAAAACAATGGATTATTTACTCTTAGGCGTTCGAAGGATGTGATAATTTCTGCAGGACTGCGTACACATATCAGAATCTTAACTTGCTTTTGAAGTACCTCTTCGACGATAGGTATCAAAGAAACCCAGCCGCGATCTTTGTCGAAAATAATGGGCTTATCAATATGATTATAATAGCCCTCAAGTATAGACTTGAGAACTCCTCGCTTGGCTTCATAGTTGGGGTATTCAATGTTAGGTTCTAATCCTTCCCAGTTCAAATTGACGCTGCCTATGACTGCTGAAAGAGAGCTGACAGCCTCTGAATAAACTTCGGGGTTTTGTTTTAGAATGTTGGTAATTAAGGTTGAACCTGATCTCGGGAGACCAGCAATAAAGTTTAGGGTTTTCATAATAGTCCTTTCAAAGATTACATAGTATTGTCAATGTCTTCAACTTCTGTTGTATTTATACTAGGTTTAAAATGATTTTCGAGGTCTTGTTTTAATATTTCAAAGAGATCATCCCACTCTCCGAATTTTTTCTGTCTTAAGACTCTTGTGTTGGTGCTGTACCATGGAGAATGATCGCCACCATATGCCCAGATATGATAAGGCAGTAGGGGTACAATCACCCAGGTGGGTTTGCCCATTGCAGATGCCAAATGAGCAATGCTAGTACAAGAAGTAATAACAAGATCAAGATTTTCAATACAAGCAGCAGTGTCTTCCCATGAAATTAAAAAGTGATTTAAATCAGCAATTTCTTCTGGTAGTTCTAAAAGGTCACTATCTCTTTGCAGTGAATAAAACTGTACATGTGGATTATCTTTATAAAGATTAATTAACTTTTCAGGAGGGAAAATTCTAAACTGCTGATGTTCAAATTGTGGGTTACCACTCCAACGAATACCTACCTTAAATTTTTTCTTTGTATTGAACATATTTTTCCATACTTGTACACTCTCGTTACGCGCGAAAATATATGGATCGTTTGGTAAAGTTTCAAAGGTATGATCGAATAACCAGCTACAGCTAAACGATGGTATCCAAAAATCATGATAGGTGTGGGATACTTGATTTAAAGTAATACATTCCGAAACACCGGGTATTCTCATAAACAACGAATGAAGGGTTTCGTCGCAGCAAAGAATACATTTGCCGCCTCTTCTCCAGACTTCTGTCGCATATCGGGCATAAATTATATTATCCCCATACCCAGCTTCCATATTAATAATTACAACCTTTTGATTCAAATCGCTTTGATCCCAAATAGGTTTTGTTGTATTAATTTTAGGACTTCCATAAACACTTAAGGCTCTGCCATACTCGAGCAGCTTGAATCCTTCTACTAGTTTACCTTGATGAATTAAATGCCAGCCCCTATTAAATTTCGCTCGAGGATCGTCAGGTAGAACTTGTTGCAATTCTTCTGAGATTTTCCAGGCGTCATCAAAATAACCACGGATCATTAAATTAAGTTGTTGATCAATCAAATGCATATATATTTACCTCTTTTTATCTGACTATATTGTGATATCCGCTCGCACTTAATAGCGTGAATGATCTTGTTCCGACTTGTACGGGTGTTAAACTAGTTGAGTTATTATTTTGGCCTAATTGACCGCTCCCGCTGCCACCCCACATGTATAAACGGGCTGTTGAACTAATAGCTCCAACATGAGAAAACCCGACAGACACTGCTGTCCATGTACTTGTGCCAATTTGCACAGGGGAACTCCTAGAAAATGCACCAACTAGATTATTTCCTATCAATGTTGGGGATGATGCATTTTGTATTAAACCAATACCGAGTCGACCATCGGAAGTGCCTAACCCCCAAGTATATAACAAATTGCTACTTATACCGGCAGTATGGGACCCGCCAAGCGAAATGGCCGCCCAAGAGTTAGATCCTATTTGTACTGGAGATGATCTATTTATTGTTGTTCCATCACCAAGCTGGCCGCCGGGGTTTACTCCCCATGCAAATAAAGAACCTCCTAGGCGAATAGCAGCCGTGTGTGATCTACCGATATCAACTGCAGTCCAAGAGCTAGAGCCTATTTGTACTGGAGATGATCTACTTATTATTGTTCCATCACCAAGTTGACCATGAAAATTAAGCCCCCATGTAAACAAGGCACCGTCAGAACGAATAGCTGCCGTATGACTACCGCCAGCATCTACTGCTGTCCAAGAGCTCGAACCAAGTTGTACAGGCGATGTAGCAAAGAAATTTCCTTCCACTCCGCCAATTTGTACTGGAGATGATCTAAATGTTGTCGTTCCATAACCAAGTCGACCATAGCCGTTAGAACCCCATGTAAATAATATGTTATCTGAACGAATAGCTCCAGCATGGACACCGCCAGGTCCTGCAGCCACCGCAATCCAAGAGGTCGAGCCTATTTGGACAGGGGATGATCTGAAGGCGGAGCTGCTTCCGTCTCCAAGCTGGCCTTGACCAGTTGCTCCCCATGTAAACAAGCCACCATCCGAACGAATAGCCGCAGTAAAGTCACTTCCAGTAGCTACAGCAGTCCAAGAGCTCGAACCTATTTGTACTGGAGATGATCTGTTAATAGATGCGCCATCTCCAATCACTCCATAAGTACCTCTACCCCATGTAAACAAGCCACCATCCGAACGAATAGCTGCGGTATGGAATGTGCTAGCGTCTATCACAGTCCAAGAATTTGCGCCAACTTGTACTGGTGAGTTAGCGTCGCGTAAAACCGGAGCTCCTCCTCCGATTAATACCGGAGATGATCTGCTTGTTGTTGTTCCATCACCAAGCTGGCCACGACTATTATACCCCCATGCATATAGCAAATTGGTACTACTTGTAGCTGCAGTGCCCCGATAACCAGTAGACACCAAATTCCAAGAACTCGAGCCGACTTGGACTGGGGATGATCTGCTGATTACAGTTCCATCACCAAGACGACCGCCATAGCCGTTATAACCCCATGTAAATAAAGAACCTCCTAAGCGAATAGCAGCCGTATGTCTTTGAGCAGCGGACACAGCAGTCCAAGAACTCGAACCTATTTGTACTGGAGATGATTTAGCTACTGTCGTTCCATCACCAAGACGACCATCCGTGCCACTCCCCCATGTAAACAAGCCACCATCTAAACGAATAGCTGCAGAATGTAGACCAAGAGCGCCAGCCGCGACTGCAGTCCAGGAGCTCGAACCAATTTGGACTGGGGATGATTGATTTGTGTTAGGATATACTCCTCGACCAAGCTGGCCGAAATTGTCACTTCCCCACGCAAACAATCCACCGTCCGAACGAATAGCAAGAGTGTGAAAGTTGCCTCCAGCCACCGCAGTCCAAGAGCTAGAGCCTATTTGTACTGGAGATGATCTGCTTGTTGTTGTTCCATCTCCAAGACGACCATAATTGCCAAAACCCCATGTAAACAATCCGCCATCAGAACGAATAGCCATCGTATGAAGGGATCCGCATGCGACGCGAGTCCAGGAATCCGTGCCAATTTGTACTGGAGATGATCTGCTTGCTGTGAATCCATCACCAAGTCGACCGGAGGTGCCTTGCCCCCACGTAAATAATTTACCATCCGAACGAATAGCAGCATTATGATTCAATCCAGCTGCGACAGCGGTCCAAGAGCTCGAACCAATTTGGACAGGCGATGAAATACCAGAATATGACCGAGAACCGGTGCCGAGTTGTCCGTATTGCTGATAGCCCCATGCAAACAAAGCCCCATCAGAACGAATAGCGACAACGTGAGTAGCACCAGCAGCCACCGCAGTCCAGGAATTGGGAATAAGCGTAGTTAAGCCAATGCCAAGCTGGCCGTTAGTATTTAACCCCCATGTAAACAATCCACCATCCGAACGAATAGCTGCCGTATGACTAGCACCAGCTGTGACAGCTGTCCAAGAACTCGAACCGATTTGGACAAGGGATGATCTCGAGACCAGCGTTCCATCACCAAGTTGGCCAACATTATTTAATCCCTGTACGAACAGGCCACCGTCAGAACGAATAGCTGCCGTATGACTACCGCCTGCAGCCACCGCGGTCCAAGAGCTCGAACCTATTTGGACTGGAGATGATTTAGATATGTTGTCTGGTGTATCACCCAATTGGCCTTCATTATTTCGCCCCCATATAAATAAAGAGCCTCCTAAACGAATAGCTGTAGTATGTCGCGATCCAACAGACACAGCAGTCCAAGAACTCGAACCTATTTGAACTGGAGATGATTTATTTATTACTGTTCCATCACCAAGCTGACCGTTATTATTATACCCCCATGTGAATAATCCGCCATCAGAACGAATAGCTGCCGTATGAGCAGAACTAGCAGACACAGCTGTCCAACTAAACGCCGGACCTAAATTCATTAGACGACCAAGTTCACCTGCGGTACTTGACCCCCATGTAAACAAGGCCCCATCAGAGCGAATAGCCGCAGTATGGGCAATGCCGGCGGAAACAACAGTCCAAGAACTCGAACCTATTTGTACTGGAGATGATCGATTAGTAAATGTTCCATCGCCAAGACGACCACTACCATTGTTCCCCCATGTAAATAAGGAACCGCCTAAACGAATAGCGGCGTTATGGAATGTTCCTGCAGCCACCGCGGTCCAAGAGCTCGAACCGATTTGGACAGGAGAGGATTTGGCGACTGTTGTTCCATCACCAACTGCGCCATTGGTATTATAACCCCATGCAAACAATCCACCGTCAGAACGAATAGCTATCGTGTTATGGGCACCGGCCGAGACGGCAGTCCACGAGCTAGTTCCTATTTGTACTGGAGATGATCTACCTATTATTGTTCCATCACCAAGTGGAGCTCTACCAGCGGTCTGATATCCCCATGTAAACAAGAGTCCATCAGAACGAATAGCCGCAGTGTGCCGGTATCCGGATGATATAGATGACCAACTAAACGTGGAACCTAAACTAACAGTGTCACCGAGTTGATTAGTGGTATTTAACCCCCATGTAAATAAAGAACCTCCTAAACGAATAGCAGCAATAATACTCGGGCCAACGGACACAGCAGTCCAAGAACTAGAGCCTATTTGTACCGGAGATGATCTGCTTATTACTGTTCCATCACCAAGACGACCTCCACCATTATACCCCCATGTAAACAAGCCCCCATCAGAACGAATAGCCGCGGTATTTTGGGAGCCTGCAGACACAGCAGTCCAAGAACTCGAACCTACTTGAACAGGGGATGATCTACTTATTGTTGTTCCTTGGCCGAGTCGTCCTTGAAGATTATACCCCCACGTAAATAATCCGCCATCAGAACGAATAGCCGCAGAATGTGAGATACCTGCAGCCACCGCGGTCCAAGAGCTCGAACCGATTTGTACAGGCGATGAAATGCCGCTATACCCCGTAGTACCCTGACCAAGCCGGCCATGGCGCTGATACCCCCACGAAAATAATCCGCCATCAGAACGAATAGCAAGGGTATGATTCTGTCCAACGGATACAGCAGTCCAAGAACTCGAACCTACTTGAACAGGGGATGATCTGCTTGTTGTTGTTCCTTGGCCAAGCTGTCCACGATTATTATACCCCCACGTAAATAATCCGCCATCAGAACGAATAGCCGCAGAATGATATCTACCGGCAGAGACGAAAGTCCACGAGCTAGTTCCTATTTGTACTGGAGATGATCTGCTTGCTGTTGTTCCATCACCAAGCTGGCCACGACTATTACTCCCCCATGTGTTAATGAATGGCTGAGCCGGATCGGCGGCCGCCGCTCCGCCAGCTGCTCCTTTCATTAAAAGATTTTCTATAAGAAGCACGTTTTATCCTTTAAGATAAACCTAAATTAAAACTAACCGGCTTCTGCCGGCACCGGCCACACGACACTATTAATATCTAGTTCTTCGTTTATACTATAAAATTCTGGTAAATCACGTAACGCTTGTCGATAAACAGCCCAATTATTTTTACTATCTTCTGATAGATTACAATCTCGAAGTTGAGTCCAATCACTGTCTTTTAACTTTTCATCTCTAGTATATCTCAATTGCGTCATAAAATCTTGTTTTAAAATTTCAAATGATACTGCCGTGACTTCGATTAATTCTAAAGTTTGAACAACCCTTTCAGAACCAACGGTATTAATATAGTCTTTTACACAATAAATATTCGGGTCGAACGATTGATGTTCGTGATCAATAGGCATCCATCCGAGAGCAAGCAAATACTCGAGGTCGTTTTCAGCATTTTGAAGCCCACTAATATTTCTCCAACTAATTGGTAAATTATAATGTAACTCAACAATGTTATTATCTTCTACAAATGCCCATCTGTGCATTGACACTATCCCTATTTTATTCTGTAAAATTATATTTTACTATGCACTTGCTACCATACTTGCAATGCCACGCCAAGTTGTTCCACCATCATCTGTAATAAAAACTAATACGTCTACTCCCGTAGTAGTTAAAGTAGGTGCAGTACCGCCAGGCCATTTCACTGCAGCTGGCCATGTGATAGCGTACGCGCCGGCGTTTGTTAACTCTATTACAAACCCACACGCATTCGGTGAAGCCAGAGGATTAGAAAAAGTCCATGTCGTGATACCTGCAACTGTCGCAGAGAAATAATTACCGTTCAACAAATTAATTGTAGTGGCACCTGATACAGAACCTAAAGCACTATGCTCAAGACCATAATTAATAAAGGTCCTTGAGTCCTTAATTATTGTGTTCCCTTGTATATTAATAGTCATAAAATCCCTCTAGATTAGCTTTTTATTTATTATTTTTTAGGTGCTCAATTTCTATCTTGAGTTCTTTAATGGCCTGTACTAGAATCGGAATCAATTGATCATATGATACAGATTTTAGTCCGTTATCTTGATTTGTTGCAACAAGAGTAGGCAATACTTTTTCAATTTCTTGAGCTATAACACCGTATGATAATGAGCCAGTATCTTTCCAGGTAAATGAAACAGGATTAACCATGTCAAGTAAATTAGTAGCATCTTGTATTTTTTGTATATTTTCTTTTACCGTTTCGTCTGATAATGAATTAAAGTTTGTCGCGTTTAAAGTACCAGTAGAAGGGTTATAATACAGTTTAGTACTACTTGTTGTAAGTGTATTATTTGATGTTGCAACTGCAACGATAGGATAATATGTAGCATTAGTAGTAGTATCGTCCGTAGGTGTTGCAACAGAACCTTGAGCGCCCTGTGCACCAGTTGCACCTTGTGCACCTTGAGCACCAGTTGCACCTTGTGGACCAGCAACTACTGAAGCTGCACCTTCGGCGCCTTGTGCACCTTGAGCACCAGTTGCACCTTGTGGACCAGCAACTACTGAAGCTGCACCTTCGGCGCCTTGTGCACCTTGAGCACCAGTTGCACCTTGTGGACCTTGCGCTCCAGTAGCTCCTTGTGCACCTTGAGCGCCAGTTGTACCTTGAGCGCCTTGAGGACCTGTTGCGCCTTGTGCGCCTTGAGGACCAACCGCAGTTACCCAATACGGAGATCCAGTCGCGCCATTCGATGCTAATACTTGACCAGCAGTACCTACTCCACCATTCGCAGATAATAGTACACCAGCTGCAAGTGTAACTTGTGTAGTATTTGCAATAAAGTTAGAACCAACCGACAGTATTGCACTATTAACGCTTGTCGTTACGTTCGCAAAGCCGGTGATTGTTGTATTACCGGCAGCAAGCGCAGAGGTAACATTGGCAAAGCCAGTAATCGTAGTGTTACCAGTAGCAAGCGTAGTAATACCACTAACTGCTTGAGCGGCACTCGTCGACTGAATCGTTTT